TAGTAGTAGTATGCTCCGGGATACACAACTAGAAAATAAAGAAGATGAAGAAATTAGAGAATAACTTTAATAAAAAACAGAAACAGTATCAGGCAAGAAGAGTCTTGAGAATAATAGCTCAGCATGTCTAAATGAAAAAAGTGAATCAGGTGTGAGGTCTTCCGGCGCTTTATTTGTTCTTTGTATAAAGGCATGAGCTTGCTGGTCTAACTCATAAAACTGATCACAAACTAATTCTCCCCATCCTCTAACAATGCTCTCAAGTTCGGTTAAATTATACGGGTCAAGCTGAGCTAATGGTACTTTTGAAAAGGAGTATTGCTTAGAAAAATACCGAGTAACGAGTATAACAGCCAAAGGATCATATATCTTTTCTATTGCTAGACCCTTCGAAACCCAACTCTTAATTAACTTAATAGGTTCTAGCAATTTTACAATACCACGCACTCGCTTTGATTCAGTCGCCTCAGTATCAATTACAAGGTCCGCAGTGTATGCTGATTCATCCTGCAAAAAATGCTGGATGTCAGCAAGAGTGTCAACCTTATCAAAATCAATATCATTTAAATCAATGACATACTCATCATCTTCCACCTCCGCATCTTCAATATCTTTTTCCTCTGCCCAATCCTTGACAGAAAGTGTAGTTACAGTACTATATTCTGGATCATCACTTTCAATACCATCCATATTAAATGTATTTTCAGGGTTTATAAGGCCCAAAAGCTTATTAAACATGAATAGGTCTACAGTAATTTTTGCTTTTTTCATAATAAGGCTATATGCCTGTGGGGGGATGACTGCAGGTAGGCCCTTCATGAAGTTCTCGATTAGACCTGCAGCAATGATTGGATTTAGATATAAAATTTTCCCATCAACAGTAAAGTTTACTGTATTTACTGTTTCAAGTGCCTGATACCTTATATCACGCAAGTTATGGTATGCATGTGCCAACTGGAACCGATTACTATCTAAGTCTTGCTGGGCAATTGCCTTAAAACCATTATCAAGAATAGTAATAATAAATTCCTTGTTTAATACTTGCTTATTTCTAAGGTTCGGGCGTAAAGCACAATTCTTAAAAATAATGCAAGGTACATTTGGTTTCCCCCATTCAAATCCTGAATCTGTCTTAAACAAAACAACTGATTTGAATCCTATACTCTGTATTGTATCAAATTTTAAACCACACCGTTGCAATTCAGTAGACACTTCTTGCATTAAAACTCGAAGAACCGGTTTACTAGTGATAGATGTTTCAAGGATATAAGTCTGTTTTTCCCAAAAGATTTCAAGTCTTGCACAATCTATTCCAAAATTAAACACAACTCTTAAATCACCTTCATAAAGTTTTGTTTCCTCATTATATGTTTGCATGCAATATGCATCATATTGCTTCCCAGAATATGCTCTCCTATTTGCATGCATCTGCAAACATGTCATATCTCTTAATAGATCATACATCATTAGCCCAGCACATTGTATTTCAGGATCTACAAGAGGCACACCTTTCCGCTGGAAATAATACAACCAGTCCCAGAGAGTCTTACCTTCAAACCATAAGGCAGCAAACCAATCATTGATATCAACTCTGTTATATTTACCCCACCTCCATATTTCTATACACAGCCTTAGAGCAGCTAGCTGTTTATCTTCCTGTATAAACTCCCCTTTACTAAAAATTGAGACAGCTTTAAGGACTTCTGCATGCGGGATAATCTTTATTTGCTTAACATAAGAGATTGATCTTAACCAGTAGGTGCAGATACTCTCTGCTGTTCCTTCGACATTGCCATTCACTATTACAATCCTAGATCGACTAGTCTTGTACAACATAGGTGCTACTCGTTTCATTACAGATGGATCATTTATGTCCAGCCCCAGTTCCCTATAAACACCTTCATACAATAACTTCAAATCACTACTTAAAGAATCAGGGAATTTAGCCTTATCCAAAACGTCCTTTATCTCATTTGTGCCAACAGCAAACTTATAAGCAATTACCACAGAAATTGGATTTTGGATAATTTGATCTCGTTCCTTGACAGTAAATACCCTTGCAACCTTTGCTCTATGAATTTTCCTTGACATGATAACTTCACACTCAGTGTTGCTGATAAAGTCTTTCCATGCAAATTCTTTTGAAAATGTACATGACACTAAAGTATTGAAGAGGTCCAGATCAATTTCATTTGGGACATATTTTAATGCATACTCATGAGCAGCAGCAAGAACTGTTCTAAAAGTAACCCAATTGTCATTATATTTGCACACAGGGAGGTGTTGTTTTGCCTGCATACGGAATCTAAGCTGCAGAGGTGATTGTAATGTCATAGCTGTAACAATGCTTGGATCATTTAACTTCCTGACAAGATAAACTAGCAAGTCATCTCTTAATTGTGGAATTATATAATCATATACAGGATGTTCTGCAGACCATTGACTTAAATAATTAATACTAAAAAGATTAGAGAACTCAAATTCATTCTTTGGTATGAATACTTTCCATTGGACTTTACCCAAGAAAGAGAACTCCCCTAATCGCTCATGTTGAAATGTTTCTTGAGCTAATAACATGAGGAATTTGTATATTCCCAAAATATACTTGTCTTTTAGCTGTTTTGTATGTCTAAATGAAATTAGAGCATTTTTTAGAACAAGTTTATCAGACATCCCAATTCCTGCAGTTGCAAGTTCCAATATGGAGGAAGAGCCAATACCACCTAAACATATAGGTATCTTATCTCGATCAAGGTCTATATAGTTACAAGGATTGTTTGCCATACCTGGTGCAGTACCATACAATCGCTCAACCTTGGAATTTGTTAAATTAACTGCTAACTGGGCAACCTGAGGTGATGCTCCCATGTCTAGAGCTTTTACACAACGAGACTGTGATGCAGCCAAGTCATCAAAGAAACCTAAACCAGGCAAATCAGATAGTGCACCTAATAAGATCTTTGAAAATGGAATAGAAACTGCACAGCCTTCAAAAAATGTTGATAAAAATTCAGCATTAGTTGGTGAAACAGTAGTTTTCTTAGGAGAGACCTTTACAGAGCCCAACAGTAGTAGATATTCATGCATATTGAACATTGTCTTCCACATTTCTGTATTGACAGAATGCCAATATAGCTCACCTGCTTGTATCTTTTGAGTAACATATAAGTACCAATCAGATCCATCACCTTCAGGCTCCAAATAACCATAAATAAACAAAGCATCATCAGAGTGATGGGCAAACTCAATAAAACAGTCTAATTCAGGAAATAGTTTTGACCACATCTCTTTAAATAGAAAACTTATAGCAACAGAGAATAATGAAGAGCACTTATTTAAGTTTCCCTGCAACCAGTTACCCCTCACGAGACCTGATCTACCTTTTGAATGGTCAAAAAAATCTAAAAACTCTTGAACATTATGCTCTAACTTCTCCATATTTTCAATATAGCCTCTTAATCGCCTTGAAATAAAAAACTCTGTTTCATAAATACCTTTCAGTGCATCAATGACACAATGCTTTAATCGTCTATCCTTTAAACCATCATGGATATGTGATGTAAATAGTCGGAATTTTGCTGAATTATCTCCAGGTGACCATTTCGTTGCATCTGCACTTACATACATTAGCTTCCTTTTGAATGTTATTTGTTCACCTGTTGATAAAGATATAGTACTTGTCCCAGAGGCCCATCTTAATGCTTTTTCTAGAGAACCCTGAATCTGAAGGATTTTCTTCTCACCTCCATAAGAAATATACTCCTCCTGAACATTCTTTGATATAGAATCAAAATAATCCTCAATAATCTCGAGTCTAACTCGGGTTGGTAATGTAGTAATAAAAAAACCTCTATCAGCTTCTGTTCTTTGATGTTTTCTTACTATCCTAGCCTGTGCACGAATATCTCTAGTTTCATTATAAAGTTCTAGCACTGTTGGATTTCGCTTTGCCTTGTTCAGATAGCGTATCGCTTCAATTAAAGTGTAGCTAGATGCTAAGTGACCATCTTCTTGTAATTCTCCAGACATACCCTTTAGGCTTATGTTCCTAGTCTGGCTAAAGTAAGGTTCTTCCCAATGTTTATTCATGATTGAATTGGAGATGACTTGACTTTTTGATGTTAAGACCTTATTTAGTTCAATTGTAGCCAACTTTATAACATTTTTACAGTATAACTGCTGTTCGGGAATAATTTCACCATCAATTAATTGTTCAATATCATAACCAGACTCAACTAGGTCTTTGCCATATTTCATCTCTTTACCCTTAAAATTATTTGCCCATTCAACAGTCTCTAGGTGAATCTTAGCTTCTTCTGTCATTGTACCATGAAGACCTTTTTCAAACAAGAAAAAGCAAGTAGTTATTTCTGAGATAAGTGACTTGTAATGCCGGTATACCGTGTGACAAACTAAAGAAGGATATATTCCAGTTGCACCAACGCTTGATTGATCAACTGTTAAACCTAACATTCTTACTTTTGAGTAATACCTGAATTTATTGTTTTGAGCAAGGCTAATCAGTAGCTCTTTTGATTTTACATAAACATATACTTCCAATGAGCTCTTAAATGGTCTTTTCACAAATTTTTCAATGAGGCTAGCAGCACCGGAATAACTAGCCGTGCATGATGGTATAAGATACCTAAGATTATCAAACAGTGCACAGACCTTCATCTTTTGTGTCATTGCAAGAAGTAGCTTATAAGCAAAGACACTCTTGATTGAGGACTGTAAAGGAAACATACCTTGATCCTCAGTGAAATACTGAAACCAAACTGCAGTTGCTAAGAATGCCTTCTCAAAGCAAATATTTAGGGCAAGAAGCCTGTTGAGATCAAGTGTCATTGGTTTTGAGTATACCCAAATCACACCATTGATGGACTTCCTTGAATCAATATTGTCAGGATCTACACAGCCAAAACCCTCTTTGTGAACTAGAATGAATCTTACATGAGCATTAGAGACTTCTAGTGATTTTGACGGCATCATAATTAACAGAACATTACCTTGATGAAAACCTGAGAGTGACCAAAACTTTGACCTTTTTAAACCTGCATGAGCGATCATGCTCTCAGTCACATCCCTCACTAAGTGCCCTAGATGCCAACCTACAGTTTTCTTTAAAACTTTAATCAAGTATTTTTCTGTTTCACTTTTTATAAATCTTTCTAGGAGTGTGTCTACAGGGGACCTTTTTCTATAACTAGTTATATCTTCAGCATCAGTTGCCACATGCATTTCAAGGTTTGTTAGGATCTTTTCTATAATACTAATAGATGTATTAGCCTCTGACTGAGCCCAAGGGTGAAGTGACTCTATTTCAGAGCTTCCTTTATCCTGGGAACCTTTAGTTTGCTCTATGATACTTTTTGATGCTTCATCCAATGAACTCATATTGATTTTTAGACAACCTGGTTCTGGGACATTTCTAGTTTTGTCAAATAAATGAGCTGGACTATAATAATTATTAATTTCGATATTATCTAACATCATGTAGTTATAACAAACATCCTTTACAAGAGCCTGTACAGGTGTTTCAGGTGGCTCACTGATGATGATACTAGCAGCCAATTTTGTGTCAACCTGTGCCATAGATATAGTCATAGGATTATACTCAGATTGTAATCCAATTTGCAAGAGTAGAAAATTTCTCGGTTTCCGTGATTTTGGGTACATATCTTCTTGTTCAGCCTCATATTTTTTGAAGGCTTGACTTATTCTTTCACCAGTGACCTCATGAAAAGAAAAAGTCTGCTTCTTAGTAAGCCATCCTTTCAGATGTGAAAGGAGTCTGTCCTGGTCGGCCTCACAATCAGGAACATCTGGGTACTCCGGCAGGACATACTTGAACTCCCGCTCAACATGTGTATGAAATTTAAGGTTAAACATGGATTCAAGGGCACTTTTTTCATTACTTCTTATAAGTCTTTCTCTTACATACTGAATTTCAGCTTGCACCATTCTCATATGTTGAACAACCCCTGGTGATCGTGTACTAGGCCACTGCGTCGATAAGTTAGACCCATCAGCTTTAACTGCTACAATATCATATGTTATTGTATACTTGTTAGGCAATTTACCTTGCTGCCAATATTTATCCAATTCCACTTGAATCTGGTTAAATCCGCCCTGGTATTTTTTCTTTTTTTCATATATACCTTTGTCTACATCGACAGTCACTGTCACCTCTATGAACTTGATAATATTGCCCTCAATTTTGTAATTATCAGGTGTGGATTTGAAAAACTGGTGCAGTGTCTTCCCTGTAGGATGATCTGTAATTCTGATTTTTTCCATACCTGTAATCAGATCTAGAGGAATACCTGCATAGATCAACACATCAGATATAGGTGTTTCCTTGTCCTTGTTATCAGACCAATCATGCTTTATCATCTCATCAATTAGATCATGCCTTATAGCATATAAAGAGTCTAGGAGATCAATGCATTCAATTGCCCCTACACCCCCTGGCTCAAGGCCGTGTATCCTATCTCTAATCTCATAATATCTCTGCATCTTGAATGCAGGTATGTATTGCTGGTGTTTTCTCTATTGTCTACTTCCGGAGTCTACTACTA